ACTTTTAAATAACAACCTCCAAATAACTCATTATCTAAAATTGTTTTTTTACTTAAATCATTTAATGTTTCGTAAGGGTTCGGATTATCAATAAATGCTTGCAATGATACAACCTCTTCGCCTTGCATAGTTGATTGGTCAAATATCCAACCTTTACCAGCGATATACAATTGCTTACTTGTTATAATTGCGTTATGCTTAGCACTTCTATTAAATAGTAGTATTAAGTATTGTGGGTAGTTGTTTTCTTCGCCATATTTTACCCATTCTTTTTGCTTTTGTTCCACGAATTGCGGAACTTTATCATTAGTAAATTTAAGCGTTATTATATTATTTTTATAACTCATTTATTCAGGTTGATAAACTATGTTAGTTTCACTTTCTACTTCATATTCGGTTAAGACTTCGGTTGCAAATACAACATCAACTATGCCTACTTCAACTGTTTTATCAATAAAAGGTATTGCATCAATTGCTGTTGTTAAAGTAACTGTACTTGTTAATGTAGTTTGATACACTTCATAATCATATCTACCCTCTAATCCTAACTCAATTACACCATTTAATGAATCTTGTGGACTTGCATCTGCTTGCTCAATTAATTCAAATTGATTATAACGTTGTTTATATTGGCTTGTATCATCATTGATAAACCAATAAGAAACATTTGATGTTTGATTAACAAATTTAAACAAGTAAATAGGATTAGGTAACGTTGATTTTTCAGTCAAAGTAACCGTTAAAATATTTTCACTATTTTTTAAAACTCTTAACACTACCTTTAAATATAAATTTTGTAAAAGTTTGCTAAAACAAAAAGCCAACTAAATTTAATCAGTTGGCTTTTTATTGAAAAATATTAAATACTAAGTTAATAAAGCTGCAATAATTGAGGGGTCAATTTCTTGCGAAAATACCTTTTCCATTCCTGCGAAGGTTAATGAATAACCATTAAACTCATTCATTGCTGCTCCACTTGTTCCAGTACCGCCAGTACACTCCATACCATTTGCGCTACCGAATAAAAAGTATTGACCGCTTTTCATTTCAACAATTATCGAAGTTCTATTCTTAATAATTTGCTGTAACTTAAATTGCGTTTCATACTGCATTTTTAAGAATGTAGCTGCAATGGTTTGTTCATAAGCTACTGTTCCAATCTTAGGGTCAGTTTGAATATTGTTAGTGGTGCTGTTTGCTCCTCTAGGTTCTAAAGCATATTTAAAATACTTAGTTCCTCCACTCTTTGTAATTGCTGTTACATAACCACTAGCATTTTCAGTAACCGCTGTAATGTTAGCTTGTTCTGTTATGTATAAATTTTTAATACCGCCTACTGTATCTTTACAGTCTAGCGCATATCCTGCTACTATTGCACATGGCATAATTTTATAATTGGTTTAAAAGGGGGCTATTAACCCCCTAAGTGACTATAATGTGAACTTAACAATTTCTTGTGTTTGCGACACTTGAACACCCATTTTAAAACGATATTTAAAACGAACTAAATCAAAGTCTTCTGAGTACCAAAACTTAAACTCTTCTTCTTCGTTTTCTAAGTCAACACCTAAGAACATATTAGCATCTCTTAAAGCGTAAATAGCATTGATGTTGTTAAGTCCTGGAGTTGATACTACTGTTACGTTAGTACCATGAATTTTCATTTCGCCTAAAGCGTTATCAGTTGCAATGAAGTTAAACAAATTTGCATTTGTTAAAGCTAATTGGTATAATCTGAAAATGTGAGTACCAACATTAACTCTTAAATCTGCTTTGTCAAGTATTTCAATTGGAATAGCTGAATAAACTGCTTGCATTACGCTAATAACGTTTGCTGCTGTAATAGCTGTTACTGCGGTTGCAATAAAAGGAGTTGCATTTGCTTGAACTGTTCCACTTGCTGCATTGATAATTTTAACTAAACCATCAAATTGTTTTAATTGTGAGTTCCATGAAGTTGTATCACCTTGCCAAATTGACTTTTCAGTATCTTCTTTAGTTGTTCCTAATACTGTTTCTACAAAAGCAGCATCAATTCCACCTGGCAAAGCATCATAATTAGAACCTGGCGAAAGTAATAATTGAGTGTATTTTGTTTCTAAATCGTTAATACACCATTCTTTGTTTACTTTTACTCTACCAACTGTTAAAACTCTAGCTGAAATGGTTGTATCACCACTTGCAGAAAATCCGCAAGCATCACCATTTTGCCAAATTAAAGTGTCAGATAGTGAAGGAACTTGAACAGTTGATTTAGTTCCTATTAATTTTTGCATTCTTGCTGCTGTTTTTGGCTCAAAAAATGAGCGTGTAATTAGCATGTTTTCATTTGTCTTGGTATATGCTGCAAGACTAGTTACGTTAAAAGCCATTGTTATTTATTTTTGTTTTTTTTAGTTTTGATTTGTAAATTTTTTGTATGCTGCCATCATTTCGGCTGCTGTTTTTTTCTTATCTGCTTTGCTAAAAGTTGATTGTTTTGGTTTAGGTTGTTCTACTATTGGCTCTTCTGCAATCTCATCAATAATTACTTTAATTGCTTCAAACTTTTCATTTGCTGATTTAGTAGTGTTTGAAATTGTTTCGTCAATAGCAGTAAACTTACCAAACATTTCACTCATTTTAGTTTCCATTTCTGACATCTTACTTTCACATGCTGCCATACGCTCTTCCATTTTGCTCATAGTGTCATCAGCCATTTCAACCTCTACTTCTTCCTTTTCTTTTTCTTTACCCTCAATAGCAGTAACTAAACCGCCTACTGTAGTTATCATAGTTCCATCTTCTAACTCATGTACTGCATCGGGTGCAGGCATTTGATTACCATCGGTTACAACCATTAAAGCTGCACCCTCTGTTAAATCACCATCCCACATTACTTCAGTTCCATCTGCTAATTTTGCACTATTAAATTTTTCAATCTTTGCAAAATCCATTTTCAATAATTTGCCAATTTGCATCAATGCTTCTTTGGCCGTTATTTTATTTTTATTCATTTACGTTTTTAATTATATTAATTATTTCATCAATTATACTTTGTGGCTTTTCATCAATCTTTACAGTTTTAAAAAGTCCTTCAACTGAAAACCCTTTAAACTCACCACTTTTTATAAAGTCATTCCAAATCTCATCGTTATCTATTTTGTAAGAACCAAACCAACTTCCATCAGTTAATTCATAGCCTTTAGGTGCATTTATTCCACGTTCTTTATCAATTAAAAAACTTTCAATCATATACACGCCATCAATCATTTTATTGCTGTCGTGCATTTCATTTACTAAATTGCTTTTACCTTGTTTAAAAAACTTGTTTCGTAAATTATAAATGTCTTCTTTTTGGAAAACTCCATAATATTCGCCACTTTCATCACGCCTATAAATTGGCAATTCAGCAACCATTAACGGTCCACTGATAATCCTTTTTTCGTTATCGGCTTTAAATGAATATTGCTTGTTATTAAATGCTTGCCAATTCATTTCAATAGCTGGCGTATCAACAAAAGCAACCGCTTCAAGCTGTGCCTCGTCATCTTCGCCTACTATAAATCTAAATATTGGTAACTTATCCATTCAGTAATAAATATAAGGTTAAAAATTATTTGCTTTTTAGGATTATTTAATAGTTGCTTTGCGAATAATTCCTTTTACTTTATCTTGTGTTTTAGTTATGTCGGTTTCAGTTACTATAACCTTTTGAACTTGACCATTAGTTTTAGTAATTACTTCGGTGTTTGGTCTTAAACTTGAACCGCTAAACGATTGAGGTATTCTCGGTGCGCTTGGGGCTGATATTCCACCACCGCCCCCACCACCATTATTACCAGGTACTGGGGTTGATAAAATCTTGTTTACATTTGCTATACCTGCTGCAACCGCTACACCTGCTGCTGCAATACCTAAACCAACACCAACAACTGGAATACTCGCAAATGATTCAAACGCTTTTTGCGCTGATAAATAAGTTGATATAGTTGCTGACGCTACTGCTAATGCTTTGCCCTCTGCTGTACTTTTACCTAATAATTCGGATGCTTGATTTAAAACATTTGCTCCCTCTTGCAATGCTGCTGTTTTTGCTGCTTGTTTTTCTTTTTCAATTGCTACTTCAGCATCTTTTAATTGGGTAGCAGTTATTAAATTTTCGGCTGCCATTTGTTTGTAGGCTGCCAATCTTTCATCATAACTTAATCTTTCATTTGTTGATGTTTGTTTTAAAGTTTCATTATGTAATTCAAGTGTTTTTTTATCATCTTCAGCTTGTTTTTTATTTGCTGCATCAATATCACTTGCTATTTTATTTTGTTCCTTATTTTTTAATAATTGAGCATCTTTATCTATTTCAGCTTGTTTTTTATATTGTTCTTTACTTAAATTATTATAAAACTCATAGTCATCTTTTGCCTCGTCTTCTTTTTTCTTTTTTGCTTCACTTGCTGCTTTTTTTCTTTCGTCTTCAAGTTCTTTATTATGCTTTGCAATTAATACTTTGCGTTCTTGCTGCAAAGTTTCAAGTTGTTTTGTGTCTTCTTTTGCAAGTTCTTGTTTTAATTTATTTAAGGCTAATTCATTTTTATAGGTGTCTTTGCCTGCTGCTTTTTCAACTTCAAGTTCTTTTTCTTTTTGTTTAATTAACCTTTCTAATTTTTCTTTTGCATGTGCTTCTTCATTTGCTTTTACTCCTGCCTCCGCCCCTTTTTTATAATTTTCAACTACATTATAGCCCTTTTTTACTTCCTCTAATGCACCTGCAAAGTCACCTTGTATTAATTTACCAAAAGTTTTAAATGGCATTAGTATTGCATTCTTAATAACTTCACCTGCACCATAAGCAACTTCCCTAAGTTTATCAAATACTTTACCCAAATCGTTAAAAATTGGCAATGATTTTTTAATTGCATTAGAAACTAACTCCCAATTTGCATATAATAATCCAACTGCTACAACTATTAAACCGATACCCGTTGCTCCAATCCCTGCTTTAATTCCTTTTAATGCATCACCTGCTACTAGTTTTAAGTTGCTCCATGCATCTTTCATTCCTAGCAAACCATTCAATCCAGTTGCTAAAGCTATTGCACCTTGTGTTTGTGCAATAACTTTGTTTAGGTTTTCATTTTCAGTACCTAATATTGCCATTGCACCTTGCATCGCTGCAAAACCATTCGCTGCTATTCCTACTGCATCGCCTAATGCTTTAAATTTAGCTTCGGGATTAAATGCATTTATAGTATTTTTTACATCGCCTATTTGGTCTTTTAATGCACCTGCTTTTTTTGCTGCATTTACAAACGCTTCACTCCCTGCTTCAAGTGTTCCGAGTTCGTTTGTAATTGCCCTTAATTCTGCTTTTAAACTTTTTACAGAACCTACTGAACTACCTACTTTTACTTCGGTATCAAATATTATTTTTTCGTTTGCCATTATTGTATAATTCTATGTAGTCTGTATTCTAATTCTATTAATGCTTTGCCATTTCCACTAGTACCTAAATTACCTGCTGAATGTATTTGTATTGCTAAATTTTTAAAGGGTAAATCTGTAATGTTTACACCTCTTTGTTTTGTTGCAGTTGTAACCGTTGTAATTCTATTATCAAACTCTAGTAAGTGAGTACCATCTCCACTATACTGTAAGTGTAGTTTATGATTATTGTATGCTACTGGTGTAGCTGCTTCAAAAAACATAGTTATGTAAGCATCATATATTTCAGTCCAATAGCCATCAACCGATGCCAATAATTGAATAGGTGTAGTATGTAAATTTCGCAGTTCCGAAACTGTTAAAACTCTAGTTACTAATATAGGTTGGTCAATGTTATTTATAACGACTTCACCATCCCTTACACTTTGATAATTATTCGTGTTTAAATAAGTTCCATTGTTATTGTTTAGTTGGTTATTGCCACCTCCAAACACGCTATTTAATCGACCATTGATTAAATTATTATCTGAATTAATTAAGTTAGCTTCACCCCTTACTAAATTATCCTGACCGCTAACATTTAAATCACTATCCTTTGTAAAGTCATTGCCATTTGGATTAGGTGGTTGTGCGAATGTAGTTTCACCACCGCCACCGCCATTGATAATTATAGGGTCATCATTAAAAGGAGGTGCAACCGCTAGTTTTAATAATGTTAATTTTGCAGGTTCTTCGCTATTGCTATCAAAGTCAATTTCGTAAAGTCGATAATACTGCTTATCTATAAAATAGTAGTTTCTAAATGAAAGTTTATTTATTTCGTTCTCGTTTAAGTGGGCGAATAAAGTAACTGTTTTGCTATCTTTATCTGTTATTTCTAAAAGTCCTTTTCTGTGGTATAAATTATAAAGATTGTTAGGTGTATAGTTTACTTGTGTATTAGTTGTATAGGCTATTTCTTTAGGCTGATAGTAATTAACATCAAATGTCGGGTTATTAAAGTTATCTAAGTGACCAACGTAAGGATAGCTATTAAAATAATGTTGTGTACCATCGGGGTCTGTTAAACTAAAAAAGTTAGTTCCAAAACTAGCACTCAAACCGCCTGCATATAATAATCTTAACTTACTTGTACCGTCTGTTCGTGTTCCACTTGTATCTCTAAAAACTATTTTTGAAAATACCATTCCGACATTTTTAGAATCTAGTAATGGAGTTGGCGCAAATACTACTTTGGTCGTAAATGTTTCATCAACAAAATCATTCACTATTCCTATTTTAGCACTGCCATAAGGCTGCGAATATTTTAAAAGATAATCACTATTAGCAGCATCTTTATCGGCTGCCATTTCGTAGTTATACTCTTTAAACTTTAATTCAGCTAATGGTTTAATTTCAATCGGCCTTGACACATCAACTTTTTGAGTTAAATCAACTATTTCATTTAAATAAAAGTTATCTCTAGGTTCTATTATTAACCTTTTAGGGTCAACGTCACTAGGTTCGATATAAAGATTAAAAAGGTTAATTACTGAAAGTAAAAAGTCAGTTTGTTTTATGTCGCTAGGTAAACAGCTTGCAAGTCGCATTGTTTCACCTACAACTATTTCAGCATTAATAACACCATTAAAATAACTATCGTTTAAACTAGATATTTCATAAGTGTCATTTCTGCTTACTTGATTAAAATAAAAACCGCACTCAATAATGTCGCCTACTTCGCAATAGGTAGTTACTGATGCTACTTCATTTAAATAAAATGAATCTAAAGCCGTTACTAAAGTAGAAACATAATTTCTACTTTGCCATATTCCTATTCCATTTTTTTTAATATAATAGTAAATTCTTATATTATCATAAATGCCTGATATAAATGTTTTGTATCTTATTGTTTGTTTTGAATTTTATCCAAATCTATAATTGCCTTTATTTTGTACTGTAAATACTGATGTAGTTGTATTATATCCTCCAATTGGAACGGTGTTTTGAACTAAGTTAGGAAACTCTAATTGATTAAAAGAATTAGGGAATACTTCAACATAACTACTATCAGTTGTCCTATCAGCTT